TCATCTATATGAAACGGGCAAGAAATATTAAATTGGTCACGTTCTAAAGGAACATCTATTCCTGCATCCAGTAATAAATTTGACCAATTAACCACTAACTCGTTTTACCTTTGAGGCACGTAGAAACAATACAATATCACTACTGTACCCATTTTCATCTACCACCCTACCTCGTTTGATATCCCCAATGGTAATGTCTACCTTCGGCTTCCCCGGCCCTTTAGACGTACCTTGTTTTATAACAACACCGTCAGCATTTTTAAACATATCAAATAATCCCATAACAAGTACTCCTTATTAAAATCTACCATCTTCTAAATCGTCATCATCGACGAGTTCAAATTCCTCATCTTCATAAATTTTACCACAATCTACGTCCCAATGCAAGTAGTATTCCTCAGCAGGTAAAACTCCATCTCGATATTTTTGAATCTGCATCATACGTTTATTGTCGTTATCTTCAACTAAACACATCGCCATAGCTACATCTGCGGCTCTAATGAGAGCATCCCCAAAAGCTACTTGATCGGCTCTGGGAGGCTCAAACATATTTGCCGCCTCTCTTGTCGCTTGAGTTGAAACCCAAACAGATGTGTTAGTTGCAAGGCATAAATTTTTCATCCCATAAAATAATGCGTGAGATTGCTCCCACATTGCTTTTTTACCATCTCCAGATGAAACTAAATATATACCATCTAATACTACGAAGTCAGGAGAATGTTTACGTATCAGTCTAGCAATGCTTTCTATAGAAATCGTCGATTCGCCTTCAATGTGATCACAAACTAGAAGAGAGCGTCCGTTTAACTCCTTTAAAAACTTCATGTATTGATCCTCGTCTATGGGGTCACCATTTCGTAAGGCTTGATGGGAGAACTTATACCCCATCTTATTAGCTAGCACTACGTCGGCACGTAAGCTAATAGCTGATGTAGTCATTTCAGTAGATACTAATAGTGTTTTATGCCCATTCATAACGGCGGTAGCCGCTGCTTCCACACACATCCACGTTTTACCAACGGTTGGGCGAGCAAACATTGCGATTAACTCTCCCGGCATCCATCCGACACCCGTTGCATTAAAGGATTTGAAGGGGGTTGGGATACCCATTAGACCTTCACCCATCTTACGCTTTCTGGTTCGTTCTCTCCATTCCTCTAAACGCCCTGATGTGCCGTCATTGTAAATAGCTACATCCTCATCTGTCTCTACTTCCACATCCCCTAGGTTTGAAATGATAGAAGACAACGCTTTAGTAGGATTATCTTTCAATAAATCCTTCTGAGATTGAATCGAACTTACAATTTTTCTATATACAACCTGTTCTTTAAATTCATCAACAGCATAGTCATAATTTAAAGTTTGTGCGGAAGGGTCTAGTGTAGGATAATTTTCAATCAGAGTTGCAGCCGAAGGAGTTTCCCTATACTGATCTACATAGTCAACAATAAATGATAAGACTTCCCCATGCTTTGCGAAATCTTTACCTGTATATCTAAAATTTTTAAAGTTGGCGGGGTCAGTTAGATTAAACAAAACCCCTGATTCAATGTACTCAAAACTCTGCATCTTTACCTCGCTCTATAAAGCACTCTTGGGCCGCTACCATGAATATAGCATACCACACCATCTACTGCTTTGTCATCAGCAACTTTCTTAGCTTCTGGGAAAGAGGAGAAAGTTCCTTCTATCCATACCTCTTGATTATAGCTAAAGCCGACCTTAGCGATAGATATCACTCGATACTGTCCTTCGGGCGCAGTTCGTCCGGTTAAGTCGTTAACTAGCAATTGTGTGCGTTCCGTAGTGTTCTTCTTAACAAAACCGCCCTTACGTTTATTATTCTTTGGCATCTGTCCACTCCCTTAGTCTTAGTTCAAGGCGTTTTTTCTTTTGCTCCGATAAGGCTGTCGGAAACCATTTAGAATTTAGTACTAAATATTTTCTCCAGATAGCTTTAATTTTATCATTACCATAAGCCATAATTTTATAATACATTTCTGCATCATGCTCTGGTAAGTAGTACTTAAAATCAAATCCTCTAATAATATATTTTATAGAGACTGTATCAGGATTAGTTTTAATACCGTTATATAACCCAGCTAAAACTTTAAACAAACCATATTTTTCTATCGCTTGTTTGAGAATCTTTAAATCGTAACCTATAAAACCTTTATCAACGTACTCTTTGTTATGTTTCTTTGAGTAAAGCCAAACAAATTCCTTACGCACATCTTGCGAATTATAATCTACTAAAGATTTTCCACTCCGTTTAACCATAATTTAAGTCTCTGTTCAGTACGTCTACCCAATTTTTGTTTGATTCTCGTCCTAATTTTATACGCAGACTCTTGTATGGTATCAGAAATTTCATCCATTGTCAAATTATCCATACGTAGTTGGATAAAAGTTTGTTCGGCATAAGAAAGTTTTAGTTGCTGTAAGGTTGATCTTACCATAAGAGGTGTATCCATGTCAACGTGAACGGACAGCGCCTTTTCAGTTTTAGCGCTCGCAACGAAACGACCAGAAGTATTAGCGTTATACTCAGCATATTCAAGATACGCATCTAAACTTTGCGGTTGGGGGCGGCGTTGCGCCTTAGTGATTAAGGTTCGTATAGTGTTAATCATCGTAGTGTGGAGATAGGTATGAAATGAAACTTTACGTTCAGGGTCAAACCCCTTGGCTGCTTTTATTATGGCAATGCGTAATTCTTGCGCTATGTCTTCTCTGCCCATTCCCCGAATAGAGGTAGTTTGGAGCATTCGATTTATTTTAGGTTCCCATTGTTGAATTAACGCATTATCAATTTCCATATATTCTCCTTCTTAGGGGGTTTATATAAGTATATCACTCAGAGCTTTGTGCGTCAATATCACGTTCCCTCAATTGATAATTTAATTTTAGGTCATATGTACTGTCATTTCGTTGCCCTTTACGCCTACATTCAACGCTACAATAAAGATGTTTATTTTTACGGATTACAAAATTCTTAACAGCGGAACGTTTTCTTCGGAAAACTACCTGACAAAATCTACACGTAAGTAACAGCCGAAAGTATTCATATCTACATTCATCATGAATATGGTGGACTCTAGCGGAATGCGAAGATGATTTAGGGACATCTTCTCCACACGCCTGACAAACTACTCGTCTGGGTAATAGTTTTTTATTTATTAGGACGCTTTTCGTGGGTAAGTCAGACTTTTTTAAAACTCTATGTACGTAAGCTTGATCAACCCCAACCTGTTCGGCAATCTTCGTTAGGCGTAAAATAGGGTTTTCTGTACGTAATCTAATAATTTGATCACGTTTAGAAGTCATCTACAGATGCTTGAGCTTGCTCATGCGATTTTACCCATCCACTTACTTGTTCTTTCCATAAAGCAATAAGATAAGCTGCATCTACATCTCCAGATTCATCTATCCGTTTTATATATGAAGATGCCGCTACAACTCTAGTCCATTGTGCGTCTGTGAAAGGTACTGTTACATCAGGCATTAGGTTTCCCCCTTTAATTTTTTAACTTCTTTACGTAAATTTTTAACTTCATCTAGTAACATCATTGATAAACCATGATATTTTACTGAATAAGGTTTACCCTCTTTATCATAATTAATTAATTCAGGGTAAATTTCATTGACTTCTTCAGCAATTAAACCCATATCTCGAACATCATCCGTTTTATAATTAAAACTCACAGGTCTTAGCGTGTCAAGTTTTGAAGAATCAAATACTAACTCTTTTACATTCTCTTTATACGCTATCGAACTCACTTGTGGGAGTATCTGTCCTGAGCCAGTTACAATTAGACTGCTCCCTGAACCACCTGTTAAATTAGATATAAAAATTGTATACGCATAGAGTTTCTCTATATCGAAACTACTATTTCCTATCATGAAGCCAGTACCATCTGAACCATCATCTGCGGGTAACAAATCACCATTGGCATCTATTGACCATTTAGCAGTACCGCCAGTAGCAAACCCTATTACGTTTGCGCCGCCTGAGTACAACCCAGTATCGTAGTCACTACTTCCATCAGACCCGTCAGTGTAAAAAGTATAGGTGGGAGCAGCTGCTGTACCAGCCCCAGCGTTGTGGTAATATGAGAATATACTAGTTATGGGGCGTAATGTCCATGTGGAACCATTATGATATGAACCTATATAATTATAAGAATCTCCCACAGTACCATCTATGGTAGCGTTTGATGGGTACATATGCTTACGGTATGTACCCCCACTATCTTGACCTACAGCAAAAGTCCAGTAATCAGCCAATGCATTATCGTTCTCCATTACCAACATACGTTGCTTTGTTTCTAGGTCAGCTGGCATATTAGTTGGCACACCTCCAGCTACATACAAGGCTCCTTGGGGCGCACCATCACTAGCTGTGAAAAAGACTCTCGCATAATTACTAGCAGTACCTTTTACTTCAGCACTGCCGTATACTAACATTGAAGTATTAGCCGTCTGTCCAGTAACCGCATCGTAAGTTTGAGAAGAATTACCCACTTGATACCCAAAAAGAGCTAAGTTAGCAATTGACGGATTATCATCAAGTGTTGCGTCAGTAGGCCCATATATAGCAATCCCCGGACGTACCGTGGAGTCCGCCCATGTGAAATCTTGCGACCTAAGCGTACCCCTGTCGTAACCACTACTATTATAAAATTCTAAAGTGCCTTCATATATTCGTAAGGCATTTGAGGCTCCAACTAATTTAATTCCAGTATTAGCTGAAGCAGATGTTTGGATGGTATTACCTGTAATAGAAAAAGTTGCAGTTATTTTAGTTGCATCAATTTCACCTGCTTTTATTGTTCCCGCAACGACTGCGTTAGCTGATATAACTCCAGCAGACACGGTACCTTGGTTACCGTTAAACGGGAAGATGCTAGGAGAATCTTCTCCACCATCGGAGTCCGGTACTTTCACTGTTGCCATCAAAATTCTATCGTCTTGATAGACATCATCATAATCTAGCGTTTGAACTAACGTGGAGTTCTCATCATCTCCTACTCTCAAATAATAATAATACACCTTTCCTGCGGTTAACGATGATGCGGTACCATCTGCAACCGTTGCTGTGGTGTTATCAGCGAAACTGATGGTTCCGTCCGTAGTGGTATCTCCTACAGCACCCCCATCAGCGTTAAATTCCTTATACCACCTAAT